GGCCGCTTCCTGGCGGACGACGAGCAGTGCGTGCGCCAGACCGCGACGGTCGCCGCCAACCACGCGCAGGCCGTCACCCGCGCCGACGGCACGAAGTACGTGCCCGCTGGCGCCGTAATCCCCGCGAACGGGGCCACCGCCAAGGGCATCCTCTACGAGGACGTCGACGTGAGCAAGGGCGCTGCGATGGGTTCCATCGTGACCGAGGGCACCGTGTACGCCGACCTGCTGCCCGCAGCCCTCGACGCGGCGGCGGCAACGGCCCTCAAGGGCATCACCGTAATCGCGCAGCATCCCGCAATCACCCGTCCCTGGTAGAAGGAGGTAGAAAATGGCTAAGTTCCAGAACGGCGTGCTCGGCATGGTCCAGGAGGCCGACCTCCTCCAGACTGGCTTCATGGTGAGCCGCCCCAACGACCCGCTTGAGGGCCTGTTCACCGACCAGCAGACCGACAACCTGGTGGCCGAGTGGTACACCATCGCGAGCAAGTACCAAATCCCGCAGATGGCCCAGTTCCACGCTTTCGACACCATCTCGCAGAAGGCCGAGCGCGCGCCCATCGACGAGCGCAACGTCGAGAAGGGCCTCATCAAGGTCAAGCGCAACACGTCCGAGATGCTGCGCCAGCTGATGCACCGAGGCATCACGCAGGAGTCCGAGATGTACCGCCTCGTCATGCGCGACGAGGTCGCCGACCTGGCCGACCAGGTCGTCACCCGCGCCAAGGTCGCACGCCACGAGCTGATGGCCTCGGGCGTCGTGACCATCAAGGAGAACAACGTCGACCTGACCGTCGACTACGGCGTGCCCGCCAACCACAAGAACCTGACGTTCGACACGGGCGCTGGCGCGGCCAAGGACCCGCTCACGCAGCTCCAGGAAATCGTCGACGCCGCATCCGACGAGGGCGTCGAGCTGAACGGCATGGTGTGCGCCCGCTCGTTCCTCACGGCCCTGCGCAAGAACAGCGTCATGATGAAGGCAATCAACGGCACGTCCCAGGACGGCGTGCTAGTGCGCAACAGCGCCCTCACGCAGTTCCTCGCCGACGAGTTCGGCATCACGCAAGTCGTCGTGGACGACCTCAAGTACGCCGAGCCGTGGAGCCAGCTGGACAACGAGAACCGCCCCGTCGTGACCACGCACCGCTACTTCCCGTCCAACAAGGTGACGTTCTTCGGCACCGTCAACGGCATGCGCCTGGGCACGGGCCTGTGGGGCCAGCCGCCCGAGGTCGAGATTGCCAACTTCGCACAGGTATCGCAGTCGAGCGAGTCGCCGTTCGTCTACATCACGCAGTGGGCCGAGAAGGACCCCGCCGTGCTGTGGACCAAGGCGAGCGCGCTCTACATGCCCGTGCTCTACGCCCCGCAGTCGCTGTTCATCGCCACCGTGTCCAACACGCCTGGCGCCTAAGGGGGAGACATGCTAATCCGCTGCATCAACACCGCGTTCCGCGACAACGCGACGGCTGGCCGTCCCTGGCGCGCAATCGGCGACGAGTGGGAGGCGACGCCCGAACGGCTCGCCGCCATCAACCGCGCTGGCTACGGAATCATGGCCGAGGCCGTGCCAGAGGCCCCAGGAGGGGCCGAGCATGACGGCGACGGCCGCGAACCCGCCGACGCAACGAAGCGGGCCGCATGGGACGCTAGACGGCCCCAGTCGGTCGCCGAGCTTGAGGCCATGACGGTGCGCCAGCTCGTCGAGCTGTGCGTGCTGGACGGCGTGGTGACGCCGAGCAAGCCCAAGAAGGAGCAGCTGGTCACGCTGCTCGCGGAGCACTGGGGTCTGGAGTAGCGGATGATGCTGGAGGAAGTGCTGCGCTACATCAACAACCGCTTCGAGTGCGGGACGTACCGCGCCGACTTCAAGGTCGAGGACGGCGGGGTCGACGTGCCAGGGCTGCTGCCAGGGCAGTACTTCTGGGTGGAGGGTTCCGTCTTCAGCGACGGCCTCCACCAGTACCCAGCGGACGACATGCAACCAGAGGAGTTCGACGGCACGGTCACGTTCCTGGCCGTGCCGAGGGCGGTAGTGGAGCTGGCCGACGAGATAGAGGGGTGGTGCGAGGCCAACGCCGAGGCAATCGGCGGGCCGTACCAGTCCGAGTCGTTCGGCGGCTACAGCTACTCGAAGGCGTCTGGCGGCGCGCAGGGCAACGAGGTGCCAGCGGCCGCATGGCAGCTCCAGTTCGGCTCGCGGCTGCGCCAGTGGCGCAAGCTGAGCCGCGATTGGATGTGAGGCCATGACGCTGCCGAACCTGCCAGAATCGTTCAAGGTGCCGTGCACGCTGGTCGAGAAGACCCGCGTGCCAGACGGCGAGGGCGGCTGGACGACGCGATGGGCCGACGGCCCCGAGTTCTCCGCCGCAATCGTCCTCGACAGCGCCATGAACGCGAGGATAGCCGAGGCCGAGGGCGTCACGGGCGTGTACACGGTCACGGTCGACCGCAACGTGCAGCTCGACTTCCACGACGCCTTCAGGCGCGACTCCGACGGGCAGGTCTTCCGCGTGACCAAGGTGAACGACTCCACGCCGAAAGTCGCGACCTTCCAGTTCAACCAGTACCAGTGCGAGGAATGGAGCCTGAGCAATGACTGACAAGCCGACGCCCGAGGCGGCGCTGTACCAGTTCCTCGCGGGCTTCGGCCTGCCAGTGTACGCCGCGACCGCGACGCCCGACGAGGGCGACGACGAGTGGCAGGGCTTACCGTACATGACCTACGACCTGGTCGTGGGCGACTGGGACGGCGGCGAGGTCAACGTTCCCGTGAACCTCTGGTACAGGGGCGACTCGGAGGCCGCGCCGAACGCGAAGGTGCGCGAGATGGCGGAGGGAATCGGCCTGGGCGGGCTTACCATCCCGTGCCAGGGCGGGTTCATCTGGGTCAAGAAGGGTTCGCCCTGGGCGCAGGCGGTGCGCGTCGAGGGCAAGGACGAGAAGGTGAAGCGCCGCTATGTCAACGTAAACGTAGAGTACCTGGTCCACGCATAGCGGGGGCCGTAAGGGGGCAGAGATGAGATTCACGCAGGTTGCGGCGGACGCCTTCCAGAAGCTCCAGCTTAACGCGGGCGTCCTGCTGACCGACTTCAACCCGTCGCGGGCCACGCTGGACCGCACGAAGATATTCGCCGCGACGGGCGGCGGCGTCACGTTCTCCGCGACGCCGACCTACATCGACTTCGGCGAGGACATCGACAACGTCCCCGCCAACACCAAGGAATTGAAGCAGCTCGACCAGTTCGAGTGCGTCATGAGCGGCACGGCCAAGACGGTCGACACCGACTTCGCGAAGCGACTGGTCGCGGCTGCGGACGTGACGAGGTCCAGCGGCCTGGTGCAGCCGCGCTCGGTGCTGTCGGAGGAGGACTTCGCCGACATCTGGTGGGTCGGGGACTACTCCGACGTCACCACGGGCGACACGTCTGGGTTCATGGCCGTCCGCCTCATCAACGCGTTGAGCACGGGCGGGTTCCAGATAAAGTCGAACGACAAGGGCAAGGGCGACTTCGACTTCGAGTTCACGGGCCATTACAGCCTGGAGGACATCGATACGGTGCCGTTCGAGCTGTACATCAGGACTGGCGTGGCGTCGTCCTAGGAACGCGGGGAGGTAGCGCATGAGGCTGTCTGAAATCAAGGGCGAGCGGGTGCTGGACGTCATCGCCGAAATCGCGGAGCCGCTGTTCAACATAGCGCTCGACGAGGAGGCTATGGAGTTCTTCAAGCGCGAGAAGCCGCCCGAGGGGGCCGACCCGACGCGGTTCGTTCTGGAGCGCTGGAAGCGCGCCGTGCCGAGGCTCGTCGGGGGCCACAAGGACGACCTGGTGGCCGTGATGGCGGCTATAGGCGGCGTGAGCAGGGACGAGTACCTGGACGGGCTGACGATGGCGTCGCTCGTGAAGGACCTCTACGAGATGGTCACGGACGAGGACCTGCTGGCTTTTTTATCATAGCAGCTCGGGACATGGGGGCGGTGTGGCGCTGCCTCGGCACCTACTCGGGGCCGAGGAGCGCCCACGCCCTCGTCATGTACATGGGGGCCGTCTGCGAGCGGGACGCAGCCGAGCGCGCGTTCGCCGTGTACGTCACCGACGCCCTGTACTACGCGCCGCAGGGCATGAGGCCTAGCTGGCGGTTCGCCGAGCTGTTCCGAAGAGATGGCGGCGAGGGGTTCTCGGCCGAGGAAATCGTCGAGGGCATCGCTGCGAGGTTCGAGGAGGGCGGTGCAGATGAACCTGCTTGAGCTGGCCGTCAAGATATTCGTTGACGACCAGGCCACCGAAAAGATACGGGGCATGGCCTCGACCGTCGGCGGCGGGCTTGCGACTGCGGCGAAGGTCGGCGGGGCGGCGATGGCCGCTGCGTCTGGGGCCACGCTGGCGTTCGGCAAGTCGGCCGTCGACACGGGCATGTCGTTCGACTCGTCCATGTCGCAGGTCGCCGCGACTATGGGCAAGACCACCGACCAGATAGGCGACCTGCGCGACTTCGCGCAGCAGATGGGAGCGACGACGGCGTTCTCCGCGACGCAGGCGGCGGACGCCCTGAACTACATGGCGCTCGCGGGCTACGACTCCAAGACGTCGATGGAGATGCTGCCGAACGTGCTCAACCTGGCGGCAGCTGGCGGCATGGACCTGGCGACCGCGTCGGACATGGTGACCGACGCGCAGAGCGCGCTGGGGCTGAGCCTGGACGAGACGTCCGAGATGGTCGACAAGATGGCGAAGGCGTCGTCAACCACCAACACGAGCGTCGCGCAGCTGGGCGAGGCGTTCCTGACCGTCGGCGGCACGGCGAAGAACCTGAGCGGCGGCACGACGGAGCTTGCCCAGGCGCTCGGCCTGCTCGCCGACAACGGCGTGAAGGGCAGCGAGGGCGGCACGGCGCTGCGCAACATCATCCTGTCGCTGTCCGCGCCGACCGACATAGCGGCCAAGAAGCTCCAGGAACTCGGCGTGCAGGCGTTCGACGCCGACGGCAACATGAGGCCGCTTGAGGACACGTTCGCCGACCTGAACGGCGCGCTGGGCAAGCTGACTCAGGAGCAGCAGACCCAGGCCCTCAACGAGATATTCAACAAGGTCGACCTCAAGTCCGTCAACGCGCTGCTCGGCACGAGCGCCGAGCGCTGGGACGAGGTCGCTGGCAAAATCAACGACTCCAAGGGCGCGGCCGAGGCGATGGCGAAGACCCAGCTGGACAACCTGGCAGGCGACGTGACGCTGCTGAAATCCGCGTTCGAGGGCTTCCAAATCGCAATCTCGGACCAGGTGACGCCGAGCATCCGCGACTTCGTGCAGCTCGCATCCGACTCGTTCTCTGAGTTCACGACGTCCTTCAAGGAGGGCGGCATCGACGGGCTGATGGCGTCGTTCTCGGACGCAATCGAGAAGGGCGTGGCGATGGTCGGCGAGAAGCTGCCAGGGTTCCTGGACGCTGGCGGCAGGGTCCTCGGGGCCGTCGCGACTGGCCTGGCGAACGCGGCGCCGTCGCTCGTCGTCGGCATCGGCAACGCGCTGGCCGACATGCTAAACGCGCTCGCCGAGGGCCAGGACGACATGATGATGGGCGGCACCGACCTGCTGTCGAAGCTCGCCGACGCGGTGCTGGAGGTCGGGCCGAAGGTGTTCATCGCGCTGATGAACCTGCTCGGGTCGATGATTATCAGCGTCGTGGAGCACGGGCCAGAGATGCTGGAGGCTGCGGGAACGCTGCTGAACAACGTCGTCGACGCGATTGGAATCGGCGCGGGAGACATCCTCGCGGAGATGGGCAGGCTCGTAGGCGACATGCTCGTGTCCGTCGGCGGGGAGGCCGACCGAATGGCCGAGGAGTTCGGCAACCTCGTGCAGTCGGGCGTCGACGCGGTGGGCGGCTTCTTCCAGGACATGTTCGACGCGGGCGCGAACCTCGTGCAGGGACTCGTCGACGGCGTGCTCAACGCGCCAGCGAACCTCGCGGACGCGCTGTCTGGCGTGGCTGGCGACGCGCTGGGAGCCGTGACTGGCTTCTTCGGCATACAGTCGCCCTCGACCGTCATGGCCGAGGTCGGCAACAACATCATGCAGGGCCTCGCGAACGGCGTGAACGACGGCGCTCCGACGGCCGAGGGCGCGATGGACGGCGCGGCGCGCGGCGCGCTCGGG